ATAGTGCACAACCTTAAATGTTGGTTGGCCCGATCTGATGCTGTGGGCGCCCACAGCTACCTTCATATGCCCGATGATAGTCCATTTTGGGATAAATCGAAAAATCGGTTTAATCCATCATGGCTATATAAGAGCAAACACTGGAACTGGTTAGCGCTAACCAGATTCCGAGCTCGAGGACCCCAAAAATCTTGGGCAACTCGTTGTTCACACATACTCTTCTCGACGAGAGGAGCTGTGACTCCAGACCGCTCACAAATGCGTGAGGATATGGATAAGCATGCACAGGTAATCTGTGCTGTGCTCCGTCCTGTACAGGACGATGAATCTGTTCGGCAAATCTGCCGAAAGATCGGTCGTAGACTCGGATATCGAGCCTTGACGTTAGGGGCAAAGACCCATAAGAATTCTTATGGTCATGTGTCTTTAACCAATTCTGCAAGTCGAGACGCCTCCAGGAAATCTGGAGGAGGTCGAGCTTGCGGCGATATCGGTCCCACTTTTATTAAGTGGGCGACTGAAAAGCCACGGGTAACCGTCCAAGAGCTTGGATGGTTCGGAGGCAACTATGATTTAGTTGCCAACCTGCCAAGATGGCAGACCCTCTTCAGGACAGAATCCTGCCTTGAAGAAAAGATGCTCCACTATGACACCGGATCTGGAGAAGATCTGATGTTTAGTGAAGACGGCAGCGGTGTGGAAATCCACAACCTCTACCAGGGACTTGGTCCCTGGACGGGACTGCAAATTTTGCAGTGCTGCATAGAGCAAGGTATCCAAGAAGGGTACTTAGCTGGCTCACCTTACCGGAGCTCCGATAAGTTGAGGATGGCACGCCCAGTGCCAGCCAGATTCTCCGCAATTGGAGAACCTGGGTTTAAAACCCGCACGATTTGTGCGGATAAGGGCTGGTTGACAACAATTTTGTCACCCATCGGCCATGAATTGCTTTCATGGCTCGAACACCTGCCTGAAGCCAGAGCTGGCTCCAGTGCGGCAGCGCAAGCTTACGAATTTTGTAAGGATGCGTCTTTTATGTCCAAACTAGACGAATGTCTGTCTAGTGGAGACATGGTCTTCTATACAGGAGACCTATCGTCCGCCTCCGAAAATTTGGAGTGGGGATACACTCGAGAGCTCCTGAAGGGGTTTTCAGAAGTGCTTCCTGTTAATCAGGAGGCAGTGGACATCTCGATCGAGATGCTCCTCTCAGAGACCGTCCTTGAATCTAAGGATGATCTATATTTATATGAAGGGTGGACCACAAAGCGTGGTTCACTGATGGGGCGACCTTTAACAAAAGTTGCACTAATGTTGACAGCGCTCGCTGCCAACGATTATGCCCAAGTGCTTGAGCATAATCATGGAAATCTAGACGATCTCGTCTGGAATTCTTGTGGTACTCCTGGAATATTCAGGAATGCCGGGGACGACCATATTATGGTTCGGTCAAAGAAGGGAATTTCTCTCTTCCGCGAAGCGCTTTCTTTATTTTCATGCATATCGCCTGAAGATAAAGTGGTGTTCTCCCCTGATATGGGATTCATATCAGAAGAGGTGATCTTCCATGGTTCTGGAAGACACTTTCGTTCTCACAAACCTTTGTGGAAACGGCAATATGAGGAACATCCTCATATTGATGCAGCGAAAATTCGGCTGCTATCCCCTACACAGAAAGTCTGTGAAGGAAGGGATGAAACCAATCCTGCTTTCGGGAAAGGTCTCTATTTTGCAAGAAAGCTTGCATGGATGCCCCACGATTATGTGGGGGTACCCTACCTCAAAGCGAGGTTTAGAGTCCGGTTCAAGAAATTTCTTGATTGGAATCATTTCTTGACCTACCTCCCAAATGATTTGGGAGGGGTCGGATTAATGGACTTCACGACTCGTGAAGAACTGGCTGAACTCCTCAAATCTGAGGAGCAAACGCTCTTATTACACGGAATTTCGGTAATGAGAGATGCCGATTGTCCGGCAGAGGTCCGTGCGGGCCTCCTGTCGTATAGGACCAACGCCACGTATCGTGGCCTTACGTCCTCAGCTGAAGCTGTCGCGCAAATCAAAGTTTGCTTTGCTATGATGACTTCAGACACTTTAACTCTCGAAGAAATGAGAGAAAAGTTAGAGATCGACCAAAATCGTTGGTCGTTCATGAGGCAGCGAGAGCGTGACAAATTGGCACGCAAAGCTGGATACCTATCTATGCAAGCATTGCTTGCAGAGAATCGACGCCCTGAATACTTCAAGGAGGTATTCGTCCAGTCAGAAACTCGTAAGGAGCTTTTGCCTGAGGTGATTGAGTTCACCAGACTACACCGTGAGGTGACAGATTTGTCACTTTCACTTGGAGTTACTCTTGATGAGTATCTCGATTTCACTCCGGAATATCGGAATGAATACCGCTCAGCTCGAGCGGCGGCCGCCAGTGCGAAATTTCGCATTGACCAAGGCATTCCAAAGGATGTCTTAGAAGCTAGAGGGTACCCTCTAGTTTCGGCTGATGATTCCCCAGAAATCACTGGGGGATTCAATACCCTAACCGCCGAACATCGGCGACTAGGGGCACTTCGCATTTTGACCACTTGTTGGTCAGATCGTCCCACTCCCCCCGCGCGGGAGGAGCTTGAAAGACGCATCCTCGAACTCGTGGATGACAAACGGGGTAACCCTGTTAGTACTTGTTACATTGTAGCAAGTCGTCTAAAGAAAGCCTGCACATTAAGTGTAGACACACTGGCAAAATCTGCCAGTGGAACCCTCAAGTTGACTTTTAACGGCCAACCGGTAGAGCTCACGAATGGTGAGGTACCATCTCATATATTTGAGACTGAGGTCGTTCGGACAAAACTCTCGTCCGAACGCCTGGCTTTAGCGCATGATTATGCGATGAACCCAGAAGGCAATACCATCACGGATTGTGATGGTAATGTGGTGAGCGACGCCAAATATATTGACGCCTCTCATGTTGTTCCTGAAAAGTTCAGGAATGAACCTGCCAGCGCTGGCAGCGACTAGTGTCCTAGTCTTGGTTGCTCTCCTCGTAATGTGGATCAGTGACCCATGGAGTTAAGGAACCCGTTCCCCTTATTCAAACTCTTTTACCA